GCCTTTGGCATCCTTGCGATAAGGAATGCCGTTGGCATCCAGAACGCGCATTAGCTTAGGTGCGGTGTAGGCTTTGAACATATCTCCCAGTTCGCGCCAATAAACGTATTTGTCAGACATGGTTTTTCCTCAAAAAAAAGCCCCAGAAAAGGGAACTGGGGCAAGAGTGCCGCCTACAGGAGTCACGCGGCGGCGGTTAATGTTACCAGCCGGGCGGCAGATCATCATCTGCTTTGGCTATGGGGGCGGAACCCTCTTTATTGGGCTTCCATGTATCACGTTCGGCGTACCACGTGCCTTTCTGTGATTCTTTGATGTCGATGTTTATCCACTCATCACTGGGGTTATCTTTGACAAAACCGCCAATCCAACCTTTAAAGTCATCAAGCTTGATAGACACCTTGGCTTTCACCCAATCTGGAGCATTACTATTAGGTTTTTTAACAATCATGCCGTTTACGAAATCTCTTTCTTCACTCATGCTGCCTCTTTCCTCGCTTGTGCAAACTCATCAGACTTTAAGAAAGCCCGCTCTTCTGTGGTAAATACGCCGCCCTTGGTAGGGGCAACCCATAAGGCTTCTTTTATCTCGTTGGACAACTCAAGCCATATCTGTGCAACTCCAGCAACATCGCCGGTTTTGATGTACTCCTTGATGAAGTAAATGGAATCGAAGTTTTCCCTAGCCGCCTCGTTATGCTGCAGGATCGGCTCCATTGCATCCTTTACCGAACCATGTGCAATGGCTGTAGATACTTCATCGGCGCTGGCTATCTCGCTACCGCCTAGCCCCAAGAACGCCAAGGCCCTGCCGACCGCCGATGTCTCGGCATTCTCTAGCGCAGAGGTCTTGTTGATCTTGCCGAAGCTACGGTTCTCCTCAGCGTACCCGGTAGCTGCAATCTTGCCATCGCTGTCTCGAATAGTTGACTTCATCACCACCATTGACTCTTCAGCACTCACCAGTTCTGTTTCAATTGACCAGCCTTTGAACTCTTCCGACTTTCTAAAGTCATCAATCCTTCTGGCAACAGTTAGATAAACCTTGCCATGAATCTCTACTTCACCTTTGTTCTTATCAGCCACACTCTTCCCTCCTTTGTTGACCTAAACGCAGTTTAACCCAACATAACGCAAGTTGACAACCCTAGCGATCTTTAAAAAAGGTCAGCAATTTGTTGACAAGGTAGTCTGGCTGATTCAGAGTTATAGGTTCCGCTCAACAAACAAGGGATAAGCAGTGACAGTGAGAGATGATGAGTTCATCGCGTCTATGCAAGCCATGTACGCAGAAATGAATGAAACGTACAACCCAGCAGAAGAATACAAAAAGTTATTAGAACAAAAGCCCAGACGTTATGAGAAGTACATAAACGAACCCCTATCCAGCCTACAACGGCTACAAGCTGCCAGTACCCACCATCGCCTCGCAGAATTAAAGGAAAGGCTCGCTAACGAACGCGAAGTCATATCCGGCATGATTACTACCGGAACCGTAACGCTTGTCTACGCGCCTTCTGGGGCCGGTAAGACGGTCTGGGTTCTGGGCAACCTGTTCAGGTCAATCCGCAATAACCTTATCAAAGGCTCGGACGTTATCTATTTCAACGAAGATGACGGGGCCAGGGGCATAGTCCAGAAGGCAGAAATGGGCATGAAGCACGGCATGGCAATGGTGACCTTGGCTAACTCGCAAGACCCCACGCTACGCAACGCTGACGATGCCCTGCGAATGCTCAGTCTGATTCAGAAGGAAGGCGAGGCAGACGGCAAAATTATTATCTGCGACACCTTGAAGAAGTTTGCATCAGTGCTGAATAAGGGCGAGGTAGCTGACATCCTGCACGTTTTCAGAGAATTTGCCGCAGCGGGTGGCACAGTAATTTTGTTAGGTCATTGTAATAAGCATCGATCCTTGGACGGTCGCCTGATTTACGAAGGCGTAGGCGATCTTAAGGCTGACGTAGACAATATGTTTGGCCTAGACCCCCTGAATGACAAGTTTGCAAATTATCAAGAACTATTGGTGATTAACGAAAAGGATCGGAGGCAAATTTCATTTTCTGGCGGGTTCCGGTATAGGCAGACCAGTGAGACGGTTGGCTATGAGGAATCGGTCGATTCCGTTGAGTTTCTTGATGAGGATGACATCAGCGGTCTCAAGAAGAAACAGATGGCACAGATCAATGTCGGCAAGGCATTTGCAAAATATGAAGACGAAGTATTGTTCCTTGAGTCCGTAATGAAGGGCGGTGCTGAATATAGTCAGGCTGAGCTGTTCAGGATGTTGAACGAAGAAGACTTAAATCCTAACGAATGCACCAAGAAAACCTTGCGGAACTGCATGGATTTGCTGAAAAACAACATTTTGACACTCAGAAGAAATCCTACAAACAATGCAAAACATTACCGTTGGCAGGGTGAAAAGTGGCGATAAAAAAACTTCAACAAAATCATCGGTTTGCCCACATTGCCCACATTGCCCCTGTTTTAGGGGGCGCCCCCCCCAGAAGTGGGGCCAAGTGGGCCAAGTGGGCATATTCTTGATTTCATTGACATTTTTATTTGAGGGTAAAAAATGGAAAGATTGCTAAATATTGACAATGATTTCCGCGACTTGATACCGCCTTTGCGGCTAGATGAGCGGGCAGAGCTAGAGGCCAGTATTCAGCAGGACGGTTGCCGCGACCCCCTCACTGTGTGGTCTGGCACGATCATAGATGGTCATAACCGATACGAAATCTGCACCCGCCTTTCTGTGCCATTTGAGGTGGTAGAAAAGGAATTTGATAGCAAGGTGGACGCCCTTATCTGGATTCGCCGCAATCAATTAGCCAGGCGAAACCTGACTGATGACCAAAGGGCGATCAATGCGGAGCGGTTACGTCAGCTTGAAAGCCAGAGGGTGAAAGCGCAAAGGTCTGCAAAAGCGGCAGAACAGAGAGAGGTGAATGCAGGACGAAAAGAGGTCTTATCGGACAACGCGACCGACAAGATCCCGGTCGCAAAGCGCGATACCCGCAAGGAAATGGCAGAAAATACTAAGCTGCCAGAACGCAAACTGCGAGGCGCTGCCTTGGTAATTAAAGAGCGGCCCGATTTAGCCGACAAAGTAGAACAGGGCGAAATCAAAATGGCTGACGCGGTTCGGGAAATTAAACGTGATGAGGTTGTTGCCAGCCTTGAGTCGGTCGAGGCCCGAGAGCAGAAAGCGCTGGAGGGCGTCTACGATGTCATCGTGATCGACCCTCCTTGGCCTATGCAAAAGATTGATCGGGATGAGCGTCAGAATCAGGTGGCGTTTGATTATCCAACGATGTCAGAAGCGGAAATGGCCGACTTGAGAATGCCTGCCGCTGATGACTGTCATATGTGGTTATGGACTACTCATAAGTTTCTGCCGATGGCTTTGCGACTAAGCGAGGGCTGGGGGTTTAAATACGTCTGCACCTTTGTTTGGCATAAGCCGGGGGGCTTCCAGCCTATCGGTCTGCCCCAATACAACTGCGAATTTGCTTTGTATTGCCGTAAGGGGTCGCCAAAGTTTCTTGATACCAAGGCGTTTCCAACTTGCTTTGAAGCCCCCAGAGGGGGTCACAGCGAAAAGCCAGAAGAGTTTTACGATGTTGTAAGGCGCGTTACTGGCGGCAGAAGAATAGATATTTTCAACCGCCGCAAGATAGAAGGCTTTGACGCTTGGGGAAAGGAGGCGTGTGATGAATAACTGGAAAACCGATAAACGCTGGTCTGACAGATTTTTGCCCGAAATTAAAGCAATAATTGGCACTCACCTCATTACTGAGCCGCCCTTTGAAGAGGACGCCGAAAGAAATACCGACCTGATGGTCTTACGACTTGATGCGATCCGAATCGGATGCAGGGTTCGCAAGTTTAAATTTTCAGACGCTTATCCCGATGAGTTTACCATTCGCACAGTTCGTCCTAGCGGCACGCAAACAGAGCTAGGAAAAATAATAGAGGGCTGGGGTGATTATTTCTTTTACGGATTCGCAGACGCGCAAGAGTCTGGTCTATTTTCTTGGGCTTTATGTGACCTAAAAGTTTTCAGGTCTTGGTTTAGTCGCGAGCTTGTGCGGAATAAAGGAAAAATGCCGGGACAGCAAAGATCAAATCACGATCGATCAAGCTCTTTCGCAGCTTTTGACATAAAAGATCTTCCAGAAAGCTTTGTCGTGGCAAGGGCTTAACATGGACGGGCATAGATGGATTGTAGATACCAAGGATAGTTTAGAGTTTTTCATAAAGTTCTTAAAAGATCAGTACAGCCAAGGCAATCATCTCCTGTACTCAATCAAGCCAGCAGGCAGGACTGAGCGACAGAACAATGCCATGCACTTATGGTTCCGACAGATGGCAGAGCAGCTGAATGATGCTGGATACTCGAACAAGCACCCCTTCAACGAAGAGGTTGAGATACCGTTTACTGAGGGGCTGGTCAAGGAAATGCTCTACAAGCCCATCATTAAGGCCATGTACCAAAAAACGTCTACCACCAAGCTAACCGGCAGGGAACTGAGCGAAGCCGCTGAAGTGCTTGTACGGTGGCTGTCAGAGAAGAAGGGGATATACGTCCCGTTTCCACAATCAATAAAGGATGAGTTATGAAACCTAAAGAACAGCAGTTAGCTACATTTTTTTGCAGATTTATTGCAAGTCAGGCCGGGTCTCACGCGAATTACATATCAGAAGAACAGGACACTATGGATCGTATTTGCAAAGACTTTGGCGACCATATCCTCAAACAAGACGCATATATCAACCGCATCATTGGACAGATGCAGGATATTTGTGAAAAACATGACATAACATTTGCCATTGACGGCAACAGACCGTCGATTGATTTAGAGGCATACGGCTATGAAGAATGACGCAGAGTTAGCGTTAGAGGCTGCAATGTCAATGTCCGCATTACACAAGCAAGATGTGATAATCGTCAGGGACTACAAAACAAAGCTGGCTAAGGACAAGGACAAGGATGAAGAGGTGTTTGAAACAATACGCTACGTGGAGCCTTTTTCATGCGATTAAAGCGTACAGCAGCAGACCACTGGTTTAGCCGGTGCGTCAGGATGCGAAATGACTTCACTTGCCAGGGGTGTGGCAGGAAATACGAAGAAAACAGCATGGCTTTACACTGCAGCCATTACTTTGGCAGGGCCAAGAAGGGCGTCAGATACGATGCCATGAACGCCTTTGCCCACTGTTACGGCTGTCATCAGAAGTTTGGTAGCAACCCTGATTACTTCTACCGCCATTACGTTGAGACTTATGGCGAAGGGGCCTTGGAGATACTGAGGGAGAAGGTAGAGGACATCATGTTAGGTAAACGGATGAACAAAGAAGCCAAGCAAATCGCCAAGCATTACAAAGCAGAAGCCGCCCGTATGGAGAATGACAGGGCGGCGGGTGTAGCAGGGTGGTTAGAGTTTGTTAGTTGGGATTAGGTTGTTGAGCGGCTACCGCCTCTTCCAGAGATCTTTCCTCTCTCACACTTTCTGCGGCCTCTGTTCCAAAGTAAAGGCCCTTGAAGACAGAGTTATGCACTAGTTGCGCCATATTTGCCATAAACTTTTCATCTATGACCTTCAGCTTTGACGCCTCAACTTCTTTTCTTATGGCATCTAACGCGCCTGGGTTTAACAGCAGATCCATCATTTTTGAATCTCGCTTTGCCGCGGCTGAAGATGTGCTGACTTTTGAGCCTATTATCGCCAACTTTGTCATAAAATTAGAAATCCTATCTCGCAATACGGATTGAAGCTGCGGGAAGCTGATCCCTACCTTTTCTAGCATTTGATCCCTGTCTCTATAATCTAGGGCAAACTTCATTTTATCTATATCAACTTGCAAAACTCGGTCGGACGCTGCGCCAATAGATTCAACGCTTTTCATATAGGTAGGCCCGAACCATTGGCTAAACGCTTGCTCATTTTTCTTTATGAAGTCAAGCATCGTGTCGCCAGACGCAATTCCCCTTTCTAACAAGGATGCCCGTATGCCCTGCCTGACTATTCTGGATGTCTCAGGGTCAAAGTTTTTGATCTGCTTTAAGAACCGCTTGCTCTGGGCGTCACTATTTAAAATCTGAGAAGACACCTCCGACAGACCTTTTTTCTCAAACGCTTGGTAAAACCCCTCGGTGAGATCTTTAGCCCTAATATTGTATTCAGAGTCAATCCTTGATTTTGTCTGCGTCAGGTTGTCAACAAGAGTTCTGGAATCCAATAGTTCGCTGCGAAGTCCTGGTACAGTATCAATAAGTGCTTTGTTTTTGTTTATAAAACCAGCCAATGCCTTAGGGTCTAACATACCGTTGTCGTCAAATACCCCACCACTTTTCAGACCAGGACCTTGCATACGCAAAAAAATGGCGTTTTTTACGACCGGAACACCAGCGGGGCCAACGAAAGCCAAAAACTCTTTTGCTTGTTCTGGTTTTGAAAGATACTGCCCTGTTTGACTGCTAAATCTCGCTGAGTCTAGCTGGTTAATCTCTGCTTTGTTTCTGGGTATTCCAAGCTCTTTGTAAAATTGCAGATCAAGATTGTTGTATTTTTGACCAAACTCATCAGGTAATTTTACTACTTCCGCCTTAAAAGAATCCTTTAAGCTATTAAGTATGCGAAGCTGAGTAGAGTCTTTTGTTTTCCTAATCGCTTTATTTAGCTCCCTTTTAAACGAGTCCATCTCTGACATGGAGACGGGCTTGTATTGCATCCTAGCTTTTGGCTCTAGTTGACCAGGGATAATAATCGGGCTTGGCTTCACTTTTTTTGGCGACCATTTTGTTTCTAATTTTTTTGTAAGAGCGGGAAGCGAAGCAAAAAATTGTTTGTTTTTAAGGGCTTTAAAAGTCTTATGTATTTCAGCAACAGAGGCAGCAGGGAATACTGTTCCAGCATTATCTGCGGCACTTAAAAGGCTTTCATATTGGGGTGAAAGGCGCTGAGTTACAGCAGCTACCTTTGCGTCCATCAATTTCCCAGCTTGCTTTCCAATATCAATATAGTCCGTAGATGATCGGACTTTATCGGCAATTTTCTCTAACTGCTGGTCAATCGCTTTTGACCTCTTTTTGGCCCCAGAAAGGATGGAGGTGTAGTTGCTAGGCAGGCTCTGTCGTATTCTGGCGTCTGCCTCTGGCCCTGAAGTGCCAAATAAACGAACTTTTCTGTCATCTATGGCTTTAACAGCGCTGTTTAAACCGTCCTTTGCTTTTGCGTAAAATTCGGGGTTGGTTCTCAAAAGATAGTCTATGTTTTTCCTGTAAATAGGGTTATCTGCCAACACGGTGATTGGCGGTATGACAAGCCCAGGAACCGCGTCCTCTATCTCAGTGGTCGCCTTGACCACAGAATCTAAATCGGGATCGGCCTCAGTAGCCTTTTTTATTACGTTACTTACTTCTTTTGAGGCAACGAACTCTGTGGCTGTGTCTAGGCTTTCATTTATCCGCTTACGTTCTTTTATGGCTCCAGACGCTGCCTGCAATGCCGCCCCTGATGCCGCTCGTCCCGCTATTGTTGAGCCGCCACCAAGTAAACCGCCTATCGAGCCAGCGATGCCTTGCGCCGCGCCTTCACCACCTAGGAGTTCTGCGACTGTTTCCCCGGCTTCTGCGCCACCCCTGCCCAGCAATGAAGCGGAATAAGAATGAAGAAGCTCAACGAGGCCCCCCGTAAAGCCTTTTGCCCCTACGATAGCCATCGGCCCTTCTGCCGCGACAGATTCCAGGGCCTCCCCAGCAAATCTTTGAACCTCTGATTCGGGTTTTATCCCGTCATAACCAAAAAATTGCTCTTTAGCGTCTTGAATAGCTGCAGCACGATCAACCTGTAATTTTCTGGTGTCAAAAGTTCCGTCTTCTTTTGCATATTCGAATACATCAATCCCTAGAAGCTTGTTGGTTACATCTTCTGGTAACACAGAAACTACAAAATCCGCCGCACCCGATTTTATTTTGTCAATGTAATAATTGTTGCCGCCAAAAAAACCCTCTGGGCCGCCTTCAGCGGCAGGCGGGTCATTAGCAGCGGGTTGCAAAAATCGGGAATCAAAGTCGCCCTTGTCCATATCCGAGTAATATTTAGAATGCAGCGAGTCAGCAAGCTCCTGATCTGACAAGTCAGAATACTGCGGATATTTCTCTCTGAACTCAGATATATTCATGATGTTCGTAGCCCTAAAGGATCAGAAGAGCTAGACTCGCTTGAAGGCGCGACAGACTTGCCATCATTAATGTCCTGCTCTATAAAAAACGGAGGTTTTGAGTTATTCCCTCTAAATCGTTTTTTTACGTTTTCGTCAACGTCAGCGCCATAAGCATTGATAATTGAATCAACGCCGGTTTTATTATAAAAAACAGCCAGCCCTTTTATAGCCGCAACAATATCGAGAAGGTTTTGTTTAGTTTTTGGGGTTACTGACTTCCCGGAAAATTCACTAATCGCATCTGCAAATGTACGCGCAAGTCCTTTTCCTTCCGTTAGCCTAGAGATTTCTGAGGCCGCTCTTGTGTCACTATTGAAAAGCTCGGAGGTCGTTCTCTCTAAAAGCCTAACCGCCTCAGACTTGCCATCATTAATGTCCTGTTCTATTGCGCCTAAGCGATTCACTTTTTCTACTATTGAATTGAATTGCTGTCTGTGAGGGGAGTCTCTAAGGGCGTCCTCTAAAAACTTCATCTGCTCTAGGCTTCCCTTGTAAGCAATTCCTTTCACTTTCCCTGTTACTACGGCATCGTTATACGCTTTCATCGCCGACAAAAACTCTGCCGAGCTGGGGACAAATCCAGCATCTGCAAGTTGCTTTCCATAGCTTGAAAGCGGGTCCTTTGCGTCTTCTGCCAAAGGCTGAAGTGGGCCTGTGCCGCCTACAAACGCCTCAATGCTATCTGAACTAAATTTTTCGTAAAGTCCCGCCAATTCTTCTGGGTTCGCACGAAAGTAATCCGCCCTTGTTTTGGGTCGGCGTTTTTCTTCTTGCTCCATGACCGCCGCCTGCCTAGCAGCACCAGCGGCTTGCATGGCAAAAGTAGGGTCAACCTGAAGAAGCCCTCTTGAGGCAGCAGCCAAATCAGCAGAAGTAGCCATCGGGTCAGTAAGGGGGCCAAGCAGGTCAGTCAGCATACCTCGCTGCCGCCTTCTGGCAGATAAAGAGCCAATATCCTGGCCTAGCTGTTCGATGTTGCCAAAGTTAGGGCTGGCAAGCCGTGCTGCTGAACTAAGTGTTAAAGCCATTAGTCATCCCCTCCAAATCCAAGTAAATCTGCAATCGCATTTCCAACCTGCGGGCCATATTCCTCAAAAGCATTGCCCACAACATCGCCTATACCGCCCTGACCGCCACCAGCGCCACCCATAGCGCCTGAAAGCAAGCTAGTGCCAATCCTACCCATCAACTCTGCCTGACCGATACCTGATCCCAGAAGGGCGTCTAGGCCCGCTATAGAGGCTTCACCAAATAGGCCAGTGCCATATAGCTGACCACGTTGCGCCAACTGAGAAGCCAGCAGGCCACGCTGTAGGGCATTCTGAGCCTGAGCCTCTGGCAGATACGCCGCACCCAACAACTGAGTGCCAAGTCTTGCATCCTGCGCCTGCTCTGTTTGGGCCTGCTGAATAGCCGCTAGTGAAGCCCTGTTTCTGGCCTCTTCTTGAGCCTGAGCCAAGGCTAATTGCTCTGATGTACCGCCAAACATGGAAGTTCTTACGCCTAATCTGCCTTGATTAAACAGCCTTTCTTCCAAAGCAAGACGATTTCTTTCTTCTTCAGCCTCTTGCGTAGCCCGTATTCTGTTGAATATCTCTTGCTCGCGGGTAGAACGATCCTGAACAACATTACCCAGTAAGGTCTGGGCATCAGTAAAAGCCCCTGACGATATAGCCTGCTCTGTTGGGCTAAAAGTAGTCTGGATATTTGGCCCTATCATTGGCCCTGCACCAGTAAATGCGCCACCACCCATAGGAGTCCCAGTAACGCCAGCGTTCCTAGCAGCCGCAAACTCTTGGTTGGTGACAACACCGTCATTGTTTATATCAAACCCACGCATTTGTGAACTTGTTTGGTTAGCCATAGCCTGCTCACGGGTGAGGCCCTGAGTATTCATTAGCTGTTGGATGCGGGCCTCTTGACCCATTTGGTCAAAAGATCCCGGCGCTGGTACACCTACGCCAATGCTGGAGCCTGTACCTGTCGTAACGGTAAATGGCTTGAACTGCGACCGTGCGAAAGCATCTTCACCAATCTGACCCGCAGCAACATTGGCAAAATCACCGATTGACCCAAGACGGTTATAAGCCCCTGTCAAAGCCCCAAGACCGCCAGCAGTAGAGGCTATAGGCCCAAGATTGTTTAGGATGCTGCCAAACAGCCCGCCAAGAAAGCTGCTGCCAGACTCTTCTTGAGCAGATGATGGCGTTACTGCTATAGCCTGATTTATCAAATCTTGGTACGAATGACCCGCTTCATGTGGCATTAGTACGTTCCTCTCACTTTAAAAATCATTACAGTGTCTTGCCTATCAACGCCAAGACATTCATTTCCTGTAGGGATATAGATGCACCGTTTACTTCTGTTTGCAAACCTACCGTAATCACAGTGCCATTACCCGTACAATTTAAAGACTTGCGGCTAATCAGATCGCCCAACGTAAAATCTACTGCCGTATATTCTGATACGCCATAGAATCCTGGCGTAGAAGTACCCACCCTAAACCGTGACGTATTGGCCTGAACCGAAAAGTCATACGTCCAGCTCAGAATAATGTCTGCATCATTACCACCAATAATCGTAGGTCGTATCTTTTTAAGAATCTTGATCTTTGACGGATCGCCAAAGGTTAGACCGGGGCTTGAATACCTGAAGATGTAAGATGAGTTGTTGTCATCAAAACCATCGTACTTACCAATACCAGCCGTAGTGCCTATATAAACAGTGCCATCCCTGTCTCTGGCAAAAGACTTGAACCCTACGCTGGGCCACTTAGTTACGCGAAATGAACCATTTTCCAGCCGACCCCTAAGATCAAAGCAGTAAACAAGGTTGCTGTCGGGCAAACACAACAAATAGAAGTAGTTTTCAGGGCTATACACGGTGCTGGCAGGGCTGGTTTTAGCCGCTAGGAATCCAATCAGTTCCTGTTTTACGTTACGGCTAAGATCAGATATAGGCAGGGACTTTTCTTGTATTGTCCTGCCAAGACTACGCAAGCCATCGTCACTTAAAAACAACAGATCAGTGCCAATGCTGATGACTGTTTTGCGATCAATGCAGCCTACGCCTGACACCGTATCGCTAATCGCCATGCTTGCAGGGCTATCAGCACCGCCATAAACAATAATGCTGTGTTCACCAAAGACTACAAGAAAGTCATTATGTGCAGCTAAGGCAACAATCTTGTCAGCACCATCAGGCCAAGCCTTTGCTACATCAATGTTGCCGCTAGAGCCACCCGTAAAAGCATTGCCATCTAATAAGTCAGACCAGTAAATAATGGTGTCATTACTAGCGTTGCCAGCGATAAACAGCCTGCCGAATGCAGCAAGCACCTCATTAGCTTTGAAGGTAGCGTTAGTAGCACCACCGTTGGCTACCGTAAATGTTCTTAGCCCGTTGCTATTGTCGTGAACTAGCGGGTCAAAGCCTCTCTGAAAGAAATAAGCCTTGTCGTTAAAGTTTACGATCTTCCAATCATTTGCCGTAATCGTGTATGAGCCGGGGGTGACATCTGTCAGCGTAGTCGTACCGCTCAGTATCTTGTTATTGCCAGTGCTAAATATCGTTTCATTACCAGCACTGTCGTAAAACTCATGGATATTGTGGATATGGTCTGTACCCAACGCTGTTTTGTTGGTAGTCAGGACGTTATTACCCTTACGGGACGCCAATCGGCCCTGTCGATCGATAATCGCGTTATCTGCGATTTCTGCGAATGACGTATCTTGGGCAATAGGAGAGTCTTCCGAGTTAACGCCCTTAAAGGCAGGGGCGACAAGATCAATGCTGCGTAACGGCTGTGCCATAACCTATCCTACGGTGTGTAGAAGATTGTCTCTTCTGGGTGCTTCTGGGCATCCAAAGCAATCGCATCAGACAAGTGCTTATCAGCAATCGCAAAGTATTCAGCAGTAGACGTACCGCCTGTCTCACCCCTCTCCCTTGATAACAGGGCTATTGCCATGTGCAAGACGGGGCCGCTAGGTATTGCAAGCGTATCCGAATCTGCTGACAACTCTACATTTCGCAAAACTACGCGAACCTTTAAGGTATATGCCTGATCGGGTGTCGGATATAGCTTGACCTGGGTGTCACTGCTGCCATCAACACCTGCGTAAGTAAAGTATTTAGGCGAGCCTGTAACTGCCTCTTGAATAAAGTCCTTATCGTCAAACCAGTTCTGGGTCTGATACTCGACCAAGCAATTGGACGTATCGTTAATGAAGTTAAGAACCTTGCCTTCATTGCGGCTTCCAGTTAAGGAATAAAGGTTGTCACCATTTGAGGTAGTAATCGTCAACGTATTGCGTAATGGCGACCAATCCCATGCAGTTTCTACAAGGTCTTTGGCATCATTCACATAATCACCCACCATCTTGCTGTAAGTGCTTTCCGATACGTTACTTACTTCGTCTTCTCTAAGACGCCGCAATACTCCGTTGACTAGGTTTAAATATGTCATCAAACAAGCCCTCCAAATAAAGACTGTTTACGCTGGCTTTGAGGGTCATTCAATAATCTTGCCAACTGATTATCTAGTTCTTTTCTTGCATCCGTAGGTGCTATCTGCACTGGCTGAATAGTCGGAGCATCAAATCGGATAGACCGTTGTGTCAAAGGCTCAAAAGGCTGTGCAGCCATAGTTGGCAATGCGGCTAATGCCGTTAGCATTCCTGTTCCGTCTAGGCCGTCACCACCATTATCACCAGGGCCATCACCAGGGCCATCACCAGGGCCATCACCGGGGCCTTTGCCATTTCCGACAGTAACTCCAGTAACGCCATTGCTAACAACATCTACAACAGTGTCATTACCATTACCTGCAGTAACAGTGTCATTACCATTACCACCTTTCAGGGTATCGTTACCATTACCTCCGGTAAGGGTGTCATTACCGCTACCACCACTTAATGTGTCGTTTCCATTGCCGCCATCAAGAGTGTCATTACCATTGCCGCCAGTGACAGTTACAGTTGACGCTCCATCGCCATTAGTACTCTCAACAACCTCAGTTTTAGAGGTAATCGTGCCATCGTTGTTCATATCAACAGGCTCAAGACCAGCATCTTCTAGGGCTTTGTTTATCTCAACCTCTGTCATATCTTCATAGTTAGGCAGATTTACCAAAATCCAATCAACGGCTTTTACTGCATCGGTTTGCTCTGTGCCAGTTCCATCACCCTGAATAGTTGGCTCGCCTTCTGTCAAAACGCCTTGCGTGTAAGTGCCATCACGGAAACCGCCGTCTTGGTCAATTACTACCCATTCTTCGTCAGATTTAACTTCACCCTCTGACCCCGGCCCTGTGATGATTTCACCGGAATAGATAACAGTCGGAACACCAAACTCGTTAGAAATACTGCCGACTTGGTTCCAAACGCCATCCTTAAAAACCCAATCGCCAATCTCAGGAAGGCTGTCATCTTGTGATGCAACACCACCAGCAGAAGAATCAACCGTTACGGTGGTTGGTTCGCCGGCTGTTACGGTCTTTGTTGGCTCAGCCGCGCCTGCATCACCACCATCAACACTTGCGTTAGCATCCGCCGCTGTATCGCCACCACCACCTGCTTCTTTGTTAGCGTCAACAATAGCTTGGAAGTCCGGGACATTTATTACTGGGTTGCCCATTTCGTCAGTGCCACCCGTTGTATTCCAAACAATCTGCCCTACTTCATTTTCCTGATAGTTGTCAGGGTTGGTAACATAATCCTGAATAGCACCAGCAACCGCGCCAGCTATGTCGGGGTCAACAATGTCGCCAGCACCGGGGACAAGGCTGCTTAAAGCAAAAGAAAAACCGTCACTAATAGATACATCTTGGCCTGTAGCTACATTTAATGCCGTATTTACAACAGCTTTTGCTAGCGTGCTACTAATGCCCAGTGATGATGCAACAACAGGCGCTAACGCTGCGCCAACTCCCGCCGTAGCCGCCGCAGTAATCAAGCCTTTAACGAACGTGCCAGTAGTGGGCTTGGTGTAAACACTGATTTCGCCGCTGTCTAAGTCAAAATTAATAGAACCACTGGGGACGCTTACACTACTGCCTGTAATACGTCCCGCTGGGTCTAAGCCAATAGACGCATACGCTTGGTTAAGGCGAGTTTGCAGCGCCTCATACTGTTGATTAGTGGCTACCATGTCCTGATATTCAGGGCTAGCCTGAGCCTCTGCCCGTGCTTCATCAGCGGTCATGCCGGGATTTTGATTAAGCAATACAGCAATGCGCCGATCTAAAAGAGCATCAGGTGTACTTCGATCTTGCATAACGCGAGCTTCATTGCCCTCAAAGGCATTCATTTGCGCTTTAATTTCATTTGCTTCTTCAACAAATGCAGCCCATTGCGCCTGATTAACGCCCAGATATTGATTGGCCGCAGCAAAAGTTGCAGAAGCATCAATCATGTCGCCAAATCTGCCAGTATCAGCAGTAGCAAATGCTGTTTCTGTTTCGTCGCCAACAATCGTGTCATCAAGCGATGAGCCAGCCGTTGTGTCACCAGCCGTTGTATCAGCCAGTAAATCTGTTTCATCTAACTGCTGTTGGGTTTGAAACGCTTGCGCTTCCTGTGTGTTAGATAAGACCGCTTCAATATTTTCAATGGGTGCAGGGTTTACATTTACAAAGAAGTCCCGCTCTTCCATTGTGGGGTCGCGGCCAATAGTCTCGTTAAATGTTTGAAACACACCCGCTTCAGGCGAGTTGGCTATGCCCTGCTCAATCTGCTCAATGGTTTGATTTGTCGCAAGCCAGCCATCTATTCCACCCTGCAGGGGATCGCGGCCCAGATATTGGTTATATATCTGAATAATTTGATTGGCTTTATTTTCATTTTCAGCGGTAGCAAATAACTCTGCCATTACTTGGCCCTCAGCTTCATCAGCTTATCAGCACCACGGATTCCAAATGACGCAGATACCGCAAGAAATAATAAATACTGATACCAATCTGGCAGATTATCCAAAGCAGAAAAACTGTTAGAAACGCGCTGAAGAATAGCGGGGTCATCAACAATAACGCTGTAACCCAAACAAAAGAGTGGAACTGCCAATACAAGCGTCCAAAACTCGTCTTTCCAGCTACTAGCACTGGCCTCAGCCATCTTTTCTTCCCAGGTGGCTGTGTTACTGATGACCTGCATCTTTGCCTGATGCTTGGCTTGTGACTGCTCATGGCGATTGTTCATCCATGTCTTTGCCAGCCCTGCTACCGGCCCTAACAGTGCTTGTAACATTAGTCATCATCCTTAACGAATCGGCCTTTCTCATCTCGCCTGCGCTTTCGACCTGCTAGCCCTTGGACTGTATCGGTTTCCCAAATACGAATGCATACCCAAATAATCGTAAATAGGGCAGAAAGTGGTGGAAGAATGGCAGAGATAGTGCCAAGAACAGTGCCAAAGCTAATTACGTCTATTATTTGTTTTGTTGGCTCTTCCATCTTTAGCTTCCCGATACTGACGTAATGATAAATGTAATTAATAAACCAGCTATGCCTGCAAGAACAGCAATCCAAAATGATTTAATTAATACGTCCTTTGCTTCTTGCTGTGCATAAACTTCTTTCTGCCTTTGTTCTTGAACTTCTTTCATGCAGTTACGGTACTCTGCTACACCTTCATTACCGTATGCATACTTCAATAATGTTATTAACTCTTTCTTTTGAGTTTCTATCCTTTTCTTTGCGGCAAACATTTGAGCCGCTTCTGCCTCTACTGAGCTTGCAAACACCACCTGTTTAAGTGGGTTGGTTCTTTTCTGTTGCCTTTTGTTTGCATACAAAACATCTGATGCGTGGCCTTGCCATCTGGCTACTACTTGAAACGTATCCTCGATGGACTTCCCTGCCTCAATAAATGCTTTGACCCCTGCGTATGCTTTCGTAGCTGCCGCCGCGGCTGTAATCGGGTCAATCATTTGTCACCTCATATATAACGTAAGGATCGCAATATGAATTAGGCCAAGGTAAATACCAGGTGTACGTTTGATCTGATTCGCTATTTATCTCCTTGTATTTGCAAATTCTGTAATGTTCTAGCCTCGTCCTGCTTCCAATAGCCCATGTGTAGGTGTAAGTATTTAGCACCAGATACAAAACAATCGTTTTCACGCTTTAGCTTCATTATCTACTCAGGGCTAACAAACACATCATTTTCAGAATCGTAGGTATACCCAATGCAAGCATAAACGCCTCTAAAGTTGTTGTTGTAACTTGTTTGAACCCATGTTCCTCCAAGGAGGTTATTGCAAAATGCCTGACCTATAGATTCCTGCTCTACACCATCACTATCTTTTATGTCGTCATTAGAAACAACAATGACTCTTAAAACTACATTGTCGCTATTTATCTCTGCAAAATGTGCCATGTTTATGCCGCTTGGAATTGATAACGAACAATAACTACACCAGAGCCGCCACCTCTGCCGTTTCTGTCATCCGCACCACCACCGCCTCCACCGCCAGTATTTTCAGTGCCAAGAACTGCGTTGTTAGATGTACCTGACCCACCATTACCACCACCGCCAGAGCCACCACCACCGCCAGACCATGCGCCACCACCGCCAGCCCTAGTAACAGACGAGCCTGTTATTGAGCTTGCCAATCCATTACCACCAACATTTCCTGATCCGGCGGCTCCAGCACCACCACCACCGCCACCAGCACTTAAATGGGAACCAGCCGCCCCGTCGTTACCTTGACCAGCAGTTGCAGAACCAGCGCCAGTACCGCCATTTAATCCTTGCCCTCCACCACCTGATCCGCCATCAGCACCATTACCATTACCTCCGCCACCTCCGCCACCAACAGATGCAGTTACCAACGAGCCAATACTTGAGTTGTTGCCCTCTCCGCCACCTCCGCTACCTGATCCTCCACCGCCACCAGCGCCAACTGTTACGGTATACGCTTGCGCCGATACAGAAACGCTACTTCCAGTAACGTAACCACCAGCACCGCCTCCACCACCCCGACGATAACCTCCACCCCCACCGCCAGCAATTTGCAAAATATCTACTGTTCCGTCAGCGGGTGCGGCAGTAACTGTAAAAGTGCCACTTGAATTAAAAGTATGAACCTTAAAATTACCGTCTGTTGTAATACTTCCACCTGTTGCCTCTATAAAAGCAACACCAGTATTAGAAGCCGCCGCCATTAACTTTAAAGCTAAACTCACGACATATCCTGTCCAGCAGTAAAGCCGTAGTATTTGGTTCCGCCATCATTTGTAAAGAACACAAATACATCAACATCACCACTTCCTGTGCTTAAAGTAGGGGTTGTTCCGCCAGACCACTTAACTGCCCCAGGCCATGTAATTGTTCTTGGCGAGCTATCTTGTGTGACGGTTAGCGTAAATGCAGATACCTTTCCTGAAGAAGCAGGATTGCTAAACGTATACGTTACATTCTCACTTAATGTATGAGTAAAGTTATCGCCATCTCGCAAGTTGATAGTTGCCGCATTAGAGCTAGATGAAACTGCCGTGGACTCTTCAATCTTGCCATTGTCAAAAGTCACTACGCCATTAGCATCTGCTGTTACAACCTTAGAAGCTTCAGAGGTTCCTAAAGTAGTTACATCAAGATAATTTATTTCTGTTGTTGTAGCTGTAACACCGTCTAAAAGATTTATCTCTGTAGCTGTAGACGTTACACCATCAAGAATATTCAACTCTGACGCTGTTGAAGTGACGCCATCAAGGATATTAAGTTCTGATGCTGTTGAAGTTACACCATCAAGAATGTTTAGTTCTGAGGTTGTAGAGGTAACACCGTCTAAAATGTTTAATTCAGTAGCAGTAGCAGTCACTCCATCAAGAATGTTTAACTCTGCCGCCGTAGAAGTAATAGAAGATCCTGCAATCTGTAAGGTAGTTGCATTAACCTCGCCAGATGATCCGTAAATAACCGCTTTGCTATTTACAATAGTTCCTGCACTAGAACCATCTGTTAAGTTTATTTCTGACGCTGTAGAAGTAACACCATCTAGCTTAGATATAGCAATTGCAGCACTAGCATTAATATCGGCATTAACTATAACGCCAGATCCAATAGCGGCTACACCAGTATCAGCAATAGTAATGTCGCCAGATACTACATTATCAATCCACTTTGATGTGCCAGTGTCGTAAAACAACAAAGCCGCATCAGCAGGAGAAGTAACATTGGTATCAGTTAGACCTGCTAAAGTAGCTCCACCTCCGCCCGTTTGTGAATCTACATAAGCTTTTACAGACTGTTGACTAGGTATTCCTGTAGCAGAATTACTACTAAGGTCATCTTCATCTACAAACGACTTTCCATCTAGAATGTTTAGTTCTGCCGTACTAGCTGTTACCCCATCTAGGATATTTAACTCTGCGGCTGTAGAAGTTACTGAGGCTCCGCCCAAAGTAAATGTGCTGGAGATAGACAGGGTTGTAAATGATCCTGCGGCAGCACTTGCTCCACCAATAACAGTACCATCTACCGTACCGCCATCTATATTTGCTGTAGTAACCGTACCTAAATTACTAACTGTTCCACCAGAAAAATTAACAGTGCCACTAGCCGTTAGGTTGGTAAATGTTCCTGCGGCAGCAGAAGACCCACCAATTGTAGCGCCATCTACTGTCCCGCCGTTAATATCAGCAGAAGTTACCGTAAGATTTGTAAAAGTACCGGCGGCGGCTGAAGAAGCGCCTATCGTTGTGCCATCAATCGCTCCTGCGTTTATGTCAACAGTAGGAATGGTAACTGTGCCAGTAAAAGTAGGACTTGCCGTATCAGACTTAGTAGCAATCGCAGTCGATATAGCATCAAATTCTGTTTCAAACTCTGAGCCACGAACAACCTTGTTGGTATCACCACCAGGAAGCGTGTCTTTAGCCGCAAAGTCAGTAGTCTTAGTGTAGTTAGCCATTGGTAGTTCCCAGCCTGAAAAGAAGAAAGGGGGCCGAAGCCCCCGTTTGGATTAGGCAGATGGTACTGCCAGAACAAATCCAGCTTCAGGACGATACACCTGAACACCGTAAAGGGTGTCTGCGGTGTACAGAGTAGACAAGTACTCTTGCTTGTACTGAGTCTGCGAACGAACGGCAAGTTGCTCTGCCATCACGACTGCTTCAGTGTGGAACAACAATGCCGCGCGAGTATCAACACTAGATGCAGTGTTGTCACCAGCCGCCTCAATCGTTCGGCAGTTTGCAGAAACGTAAACATCTACGCCATACAAGTTACCGATTAAGCCGTTGTTGACCGTACCGCCAGAAACAAAGTCTGATGATACATACCGATCAATACCCATGATCGCATTGCGCGTTGCGGGCGGAATGATCAGATTACGACCTTCCATCGGTACATTGTTGTCATCCATCTTCTGGATCATGTCGCGGAAGAAAGCATCCGTAAACTCATCACC